TACACATTCACAGTTGACTCAATGCCTGCAAGCTGCGCCCGGTATGCGTCAATCTTGTTCTTGTCCACCTCGGTCTTGGCAAGCTCGGCCCGTATTTGAGCGTTGTACACCTCGATCTTGGATGATTCAGCAGCCACCAGATCACGGAACGACTGCACACGCAGTTGCACCACATCGGCCTGCGCCTTTGCCTTGTCCAGTTTTGCGCGGTACTGATCAACCACAAACTGTGCGCTGATCTGTGCAGCCTTCAGCACGCGCTCCATGATGGCCATGTGCTGATTGAGCAACACGCCTTCAAGCTCTTTCACCTGTTGGATGGTGAATTGGCGATTCTGCACATACAGGTCGGCACGCTTCAGAGCAACCTCACGCGAAAGCGTAGATGCCGCTGCCATTGCTTTGGCCCGGATTCCCTCCAGCGCACCGAACAATGCACCGGGAGGAACCATGAACCCACGGCTTGCAAAGTCTCGCGTGATGGCCTGCATCTCGGCCTGGGATGCTGTGTCCTCACGCTCTCTTCCGCGCTCCCACAGCCCAGCCTCGTCGCCTGCTTCAATACCATACCCGCCATTGGCAAGGTCGGCCAGCAGCTTGGCTGTGACGGAATCCAGCATGGCAGACTTGTACGCTTCATCGTTGAAGGTGAACCCGAAAGAGGCATCACCAACATCATCGACAAAGCTCCAGTCGATCACGCCCAGGCTCTGCGGAAACTGCACGACTGGTGCGCTCGGCAGGTTGATTGCACCAAGCAAAGTTGGGGATGCTGGAATGTCGATGTCAAAGGATGTAGGGATTGACACATCGCCAACGGTGAAGCTCTTGGCTGGCAATTCTCCAGTAAATGCAGATGGAGCATCGCCAAAGTCAATGGAAGGGGCTTCTTGTGAAAAATCAGCGACGATGTATTTTTCAGAATTAAATGTGACGGAGCCATCAAACGGGGTGATTTTGTATTGCTCAGGATCAAACTCAACAGTGTCTGTGAATGGCTCAATCGTGTAATCGCCTGCGTTGAACTCAACCGTGCCTGTGAATGGGGCTACCGTGTACTTGTCGGCATCGAACTGAACCTGATCCGGCAAGATGCCATCGTTCCATGCAGGCGGCGTGATTTGCTCTGGAGGCTCAGCCTGATCACCAAGCAAGCCATCTCCCGATGTGACGAGTGCCGCAAGCTGGGTGCCTGCATCGTAATTAACACCTCTTGGGATAGCATCAATGGATGAAATATCGATGGCAGGCCGGTCAAAAATCGTGACTGTTTTACCCAGCCCGAACTTGTCGTCTGCCGCCTCAATCTTGGTCGTCAGGTTTTGCACAAGCTGGTCGGCCTGCTCAACCCAACCTTGTGCATACGTGCGCGATGCGTCAATGATTTCCTGTGCTGCCATGATGCGTCCTTTGGCTATGAGCCGGTTCGGTTGTTTTCGTATTCAAGGTACGCATAGACGTATGGCTCAAGCGTGCCCTTGATGTTGTATGGGTCGGTTACTGGCGGGTAATCAAATGACGATTCAACCCAGTCTGGATTTGGTTCGTATGCGCCAGTGTCATTGTTCAGCCGGATCAAGTCAGTCACATCACACGATTGGCCATCCCAAAAAAGCACGTACACCCGCTTCTTCTTAATGCTGTAGTAAATGCGGTTGATCAGGGTGTGCTGCACATTGGCCGCTGCATACTGAATGATCCCATCGCCAAAATCCCGTTTGTAGAAAGACTGCAAGAAGAACATTGGAGGCAGGTCGGATAAATCAATCGCTGGCGGTCTATCGGACGAGTTCGCATACCGCTCACTGGCCGACACAACCACAAATGATGCGGTTGCCTGATTTCCGTCCGGGCCTACCGTGATTTCGTATGTGGTGCTCTGCTGCGACGTTCCAGTGGTTGACGCATCGCATACAACGTACTGCGTCGTACTTCCGGCTTCAACAGGACGGGATGTGGCTGGCGGGCCATAGGTATCCCAGCTCGCTCCGTTGTTCACGTTGAAGAACCCAGTCCGCACAACGCCACCACCGCGCTTGATGGTGTACGGAAGTTGCGAATCGTTGGCAACAGATGTGCATGTCACATAAAAACTCGCAGCCTGCCCAGCCAAGATTTCAGCCGTCAGGCACTCAATTCCTACCGACATTGGCAGCGAGACTCGCGGGCCTTTTCCAAGCACTTCAACATGCGAGACAACTGGCGTGGCGCGTTCAGTCGTGACGGCCATTACGACCAGTCTGCTAGCTTCTGTTGGCTGGCGTGGCGACAGCGTGAACTCAACGTTTGTGTGCGTTGCTGAAAACTCGCCAGAAACAACCCCGTCTTGAGCCAGGTAAAACCCTGTCTTTTCGCCATACTCGTCAAGCTCTTCAACCAGACCTTCAATGACGTATGGGAATGGGCCTGCTTTGGTGGTGAACGATGTCAGCCCAAAAGCAAACTGACCTCCAGGCTTGATGACGAACTGTGGAGTGTGATCAAGCTCCACAGAAACAATCTCGGCCTCATCCACTGAGAACTCATGCCGCCCTTGCGGGTAGATCACCACGGTCAGGCGGTTGTGGTTGTTGGCGTAGAAGTGAGTCTCGCGTGTCTCGTTGCCACGGCAAAACCACCATGCGTGCGGCAGGCAGATGCCGTCTGATGTTGTATCTGGAGGCTCCCAAAATGGGGAGCCTGATTCCTTGTACTGTCCTTTGAAAATATCGAAGTAGTATGCAAGGTGGCTTTTGGAAAAAACAGAATCAGACTGATACTGTGCTTTTTGTATATCAGGATATGCGGTGTAAATCTTAGCCCAAACCAACACACCAAAAAACCCATCATCACGAATTGACCCTGACACAAAAACATGCTTATCGAATTCAGTCCCTGATTCTGAAATGGATTTTTTGAAAAAATTCTCGTATTGCCCTTGGTCGCTGATGCTGTCATCGTAATACACCTTGTCAGAGTCAACTATCAACCTTGACAACGAGTCTGGTTCAAAAGAAAAATCACGAACACCGTGCTCTATTCTTGTCTTTGAAACAATTGATGAAGAAAAATATGACTCCCCGCCAGTCAATGAATAATCTATTTTGTTATCATTATGTATCTCAACAAAAGAGAAGCCAACTCTGCCGCTGCATAAAATAATTGATTTTTTATCGTCTATATTTAATAAGCCTACAGAAGACTGCCTTGTTGAGTGGTATTCAGCGCCATTTTTGTACTCAAAAGAAAAATTAACGGCAATATCTGATGTTTTTATATTTTCAGTGGAATAATTACCAATGATTTCTTTCGTGAAATCTCTTATATCAGCATTGATATTTACAAAGCTGGCAAATGAAGTGTAAGTGGTTGCTCCGTTTTTGGTCTGGTCTTTGTATTGACCAGTTCCAATATCTATTTTGTCGCTAAAGTATCCATTGAAATCTGTTTGTGAGATTGTGTGATTAAGAGTTGCATAAGTTGATATTTTTCCAAAATTCTCTACCTGTGCATTGCTTTCTGATGCAGAAACAACCGACCCAGACGGAGGAAATCCATTACTGTAATCCCAGAAATTTTTAAGAGCAAGGTATTGGGTATCGTTCCAAGTCGCTAGTGCAACTGAGTTGTTTATGAAACTGCTACTTTCATTTTCAGGAAACAAAAATCCAGCGTAATTATCTCCTATGTAATCAGATGCAATACCCCAGTTCTTAACCACTCCGCTTGCAGATGAGTGGTTTTCAATGCCATAAACCTTCTCAGGCAAATCAGGATGAAGGTGCAAGAAGTTCGGTGCAACAGGGATGGCAGACCCTGGTATGGAAAACGTGATCGGTGCCAGGTCGTCCGACACGATGGCCTTCCACTTGTCACCCACCTTGTTGTAGATGACCATGTAGGCTGCTGTCTTGATGATGCGCGGCTTGTAGCCCTTGATGCGCTCTGCTTTCTCGGCCTCTTTCTTGGCTCGTGCGTAGATGACGGGGTTCAGTGGCCCCGTGTAGATCACGCTGGCCATCAGAATGACCTCTTGCCAGACTCTGCCGCCAGATCAATCGAGTCAACGCGCTGAATTCCAGTGCCGGACAGTGCCAGTTGCACGCGCTTACCGGCAATGCCGCGCCCCACCTTGGCCCGGTAGATGCCACGCTTCGGCCCGGAGAATGTGTAGTTGTACTCAGTGCCATCGTGCAGCGTCACCGTCAGCACAGGAGCGGCTTCGGCATCGGCCTCCATGACGCAGCTTTCAAGGTGCTTGCCCCGCGCTGTGCCCAGGTCAAGCTGTGGCATGACGGCTGACTGACTGAATGCAGTGCCGTTGTCCGTGTCGCCAGTCATGGCAAACAGGCCATACGGCCCGGCCACGTACACCACACCGTCCAGCTCGGCCACGCTATCGATTCCGATTGCGCTTTGCAGCTCTGTGACTGCCGATGTGCGCAGGCCAATGGCCAGCAACGTGACCGCCTGGGCCACTGCTGAAGCATGGATCGCGCTTTGCGGCATTGGCGCGGTGGATGCAATGCTGATGGTTGGGCGAACCCAAATTTGCATGTCGGCAACGGCCCCGGCTGGTGCTGTGGCCTCGATGTAGGCGGCAATGCCTGTCGTGACAGAAACGCCAGACCGGGCGATGTACGCTGAACCTGCCATGCTGGCCGTTGCGAACGCATCGGCATCCAGGCTGGATTCAGCAAGCGGAGCAACGCCAGCAATGGAAACACTCGTGCCTGTTGTGGCCGAAACTACCGACTCGACCACTCCGATTGGCGCAGCCATGACAGCCATTGCGCCAGTGGTGGCAGACAAAGCAGACGCAATCAGCGGAGTATTGCCAGCAATGACCGACGGACTATCAACGGCAATGGAGGATGAAATCTTGCGGCTAAGTACCCCACTCGACTCGACTGCTATTCCGGTCGTTGCGCTTAAATTGGATGCAATTTTGTGGAAAACTCCCGCCATGACCAGCGGCCTGTCCACGTCAACGCCGGAGCGCACCAGCGTCAGCGCACCGGCCATCGTTGCAGCCGCTCCCGTGATAGCGGTCGCCTGCCCGGCCATCAATGGGGCTGATGCGTCAATAGAGTAGCCAGAGATGACCGCCATGCTGCCTGTTGGCAGTGGCATTGAAGCGCCCATGTCAGCAGTCTGATAGACCGGGAACTGCTGCATCGGGATGGCAATAGCCGCATCCGTGATGACCAGTGGCACAACTGCGCTACCGACCACCTGCTGCATTGGGATGCCAAGTATTGGCTGCTCCATCCACACACCGACTTGCTGCATGGGGACAGAAACGATGGCCTCGGTAATTTCTGGCTCAAGCCCAGCAATGCGCTGCATGGGGACAGTCAACACCGACTCGATGGCCCATGATTCAGCGGTGGCCGTGAATTGCTGCATCGGGATGGGAACATCCACAAACAATCCAGGCATGTTCATGTCCCCTGCAACTTGCTGCATGGGGATGGTGAAGCTCGCATCCATGAACGGCATCACCATCACGCCACTGATACCCTGAACGGGCAGCGTCACCGATCCTGAGACATTGTTGATCCCAAGGTTTCCGGTAATCTGCTGCTTGGGCAGGGTCAATGGCATGGCTTATCCTCAGTTGGCTGGCTGCACGATGGTCATGGCCGTAAGGGTGACAGCGGAGCCACTGGTGACAGAGGTGCTGTTGATCGTGAAGTCAGTGCCACTGGTGCCAACCGTTCCGTCAATCACGCCACTGGTATGCGTGATGCGGCCCCAGCCAGCGGTGCCAGTGGCAATTGCTGTGCCCACATTGGGGGATGTAGTGTTGAGCGTGGCCGTGCCGCTTGATGCTGCATTGAAGCTGGTGATGGCAATGTCAACCAGTTTGGTGCCGCTTGCAGCATCGTTTGCCGTGGCTGGCTGGCTGCCGGTGTAGATCGACAAGGTAGCAGATGCCATTGCCGTGCCCAGCGTGTCAGCCAAGAAGTTGCGGGTTGCCGTGTTGAATCGAATGGTCATGGCTCAGTCCTTACCCACCAGGGATGGTGAAAGTGGCGTTGTTGATCAGCAGCGGAGCGCCCGTTGCAATGGTGGTGCTCGTCATGTTCATATCGCCGCCTGATGTGGCAATCACGCCATCAATGCGAACTGCGGTTGTGCTGGTGGTGGTGCCATCGTCTGAACTGGTGACAAGGCGGTAATAGCCAGCCGTGCCGTTTGCCAGCCCGGTAGCGCCCCACACCTCGGTGCCGTCCTTGGCAATCACGCCAGCGGTGGCAGTGGATGCAAGGTGCATCTTGGCCGCTGACGCTGCGGTGAAGCGGGCCAGCTTGGTGCCGGTGGCGGCTGCATCGGGTGTCGCAGGCCGGGTGCCGGTGTAAATGTCGATGTAGAAACCAGCGGCGCTTGCGCCCTCCACGGCTTCCTTGAAAGACTTGTCAACAGCGATACTGTCAACAAGCCCGGTGGAAAATTTCAGCGCCATGCCTGGCTCCTTTGTGCTTCACGCCTCAGTGGCGCAGTGAAAAAACAACCGAGTGGGTGCCCGGTTGACGTAAAAAACCAGCCGAACCGCTCAAGAACTCGCCAGGCCTGAACCGCTCTCCGGTCAGATTAGTGACGGAGCCATCCTGTGTGACTGCGCACAGCCCGCCTGGCGAAGCGAATACAACGGCCATGCCCTGCGATGACCCGAACAAACTCGCGTCCACGATGGTGTAAGCGCCAGAAACAGCGCCACGGTCAGACAGTCGCACCAACGAAGTCGCGTCCATGTCTGCGCCTGACAACCTGAAAACACCCGTCCGTGTGCCAACAATCAGCGTGTCTGGAGACACGGATGCCAACATTGTCACGTCAGAATCGAACGGGATCGACTGCCGGATGGGGTCAAACAAGTCAAACCGAAATGGGTCGCTGTACAGAAGGAACGCTCCGACACCAACCAAGGCGCGGCCATTGCGCACAGCACTGACAGAGTGAGGTGGTGGTGGCGTTTTGTGCAGCGTTGAAAGCTCTGCGCCTCCACTGTCTGCTGTGACGGTTATGCCGATGGAACTGGCAACAGGCACAACGGCAGACAACCGCATAACATCACCACCTGGCTGGCTCATGTACACAGCGACATGTGTCGCACCAGCCGTGGGCGTGACGCTGACCGTTGCTGTCGCGCTTCCTGGGCTACACTCGACCGAAACAGGGGTTCGTGCGCCTGACTCATACCGGCCACGCATGCACGTTGCTGTGATCAGCGCCTTGTGAGTGCCGCCATGCTGGCTCGATGCCGTGAACTCGGGTGGAACGATGCCCCAATTGGACGAAGCGCCATCTTCAAACATGCGGCACGACACGCCATCAGAGTACAGCAGTGCGCCCGGAGTTTTGGCGTAGCAGGTTTGACCACCGCCCAGCGATGAGTCAACCGTTGTATTCGCTGTACCGTGCATCACCAGCGTTGTGCCCGTGCGGAAAAACAGTTGGCCGTTGAAGTTCGTCAGGGAGTGCGCCGCACCAGAGAACTTGCGCGTCAGCCCTGGCCTTGAAACGAGGCCGCCACCGTCACCAACCAAGAAGTTCACGCACTCGACCAAATCGCCGGGCTGCATTTGCCGTGCGTCAAGCTGGTTGTTTATGCCTGAGAACTTGGAGAACAGGGCGGCCATGCAATCACCTCACAGCCAGATCGCCGCATTGCGATGCGGCAGGCTTGTTTCGTGGTCACGTCTAGTGGTGGCATCCATGCGCAGGCCGAACATCTTGGTGAACTCGCGCTCGGCCATTGCAGCCTTGTTTGGGTCAACCACTTCGGAATCAGGCACGCTGAATGCACGGAATAGCGCCCACTGCACCAGCGTGCGGTGGTGGCGGGCTGCAATCTCTGGCACATCGGTGCCGGTGGCCATCAGAGCCAGCGGGATGCGGTTGACCTCAAGCGACAGGGTGCCTGCACTCTCAGGAATGCAGCCCAGCCTGATCTTGGTGTCGTGGTGGATGAATGCTTCTGGCTCTCCAGTCTCTTCGCGCCAGCCTGGCTGAAGCCGGTCAAGCTCAAATTCAGTCGTCTGGTACAGCACAGTGCTGTCGCTTCCACCGTCCACCAGGAACGAGGCGCGTGTGATGTTGATGATGCTGGCATGGGTGCTGTATGCGCTGGTGCCAGCGGCCACATCAATGCTGCAAACAGCAGTCGTTGACCAGTCCTTGACAAGCAGAGCACGCACGCACGCTTCTTCCACTGCCTCATTCAGCCAGCCGGTTACGGCGGTGTCGGAGAACAGGTACGGGGCCACGGCATCGTCGGCCTCCTGCCTAAACAGGGCAATGAGCTGGGTCAGGGTCATAGTCCGTACTGATCAAACAGTGCGACTGCCTTCTCGCGCAGTGCGTCAACGGACATGCGGCCATCCACATCAGCGCCCCAATGCGTCTTGATGTATGCCTTCAGGCCAGCTTTGTCGGTCATGGTCATGATCACGTCGCGCAGAGCCTGGGCCTCGTCCTGCTGCTTTTCCTCCTGCGTCTTGGCTGGAGGCTGCTCGAACGTGGCGGCATCGGCGGTGTCCGGCCCGGTGTAGCGAATCCACACTGTCGGGTGGCGCATCATTTTGATGGCAATGTCAGTGGGGACATGAGCAACACCACCACGGGCAAGTGTCAAGCCGGAGCCGCAAGCTCCATCGCGGTAATACTCATCCTGCCCGATGTACTGAATGGGGATTGTGTTGCTCATGTGTCCTCTGAATGGAGACACAGGGCCGAAGCCCTGCGTGTTGATTAGCCGACCACGCCGACCAGCTCACCATGCACCAGCACAGTGATCTCGGCAGCTTTTGCATTGGCAGCGCCGCCAGTGGTCAGAGTCAGGTACGCAGCTTTTGGCAGCGTCACGGGCTTGACGGCGGTATTGCTGGCGGCATAGCGGCCTGCGGTGTTGATTGCCACGGCAGCGCCGAAGTAGTCGGCATCCTGGGGCACGGCGGTGTCATCCACGCCATCGACGTAGGCGAATCCCAGCGTGCCAGTCACCGAAGCGGTGAATGCGGTACTGACGATGGCCAGAGAGTCATGGATGCGCAGACCGGCGGGTAGTGTGCCCAGGCGCACCACATCGCCAGAGGCAAGCTGTGCGGCTGAGTCGGCCTTGGTTGCGCCGCCTGCGGAGTTGGTCACGAGGTTGTATTCCAGCGTGGTTACGTTGCCATAGGGAGCACTGCCGAATGCGGCGGTGGTCTTTTGGCCATTGAGGGTTACGGTTGCCATGTTGCGGCTCCTTGAATTGGTTGGGGTATGAGGTGGCCGGGCCAGCAGTTACGCCAGCCCGGTGTGGTCATCAAGCGCCGGGAGTCAGCGACACGGCGGTGTCAATCACGGTTGCGCCCAAGTCGGTGAACTGCTTGCTGTCACCGTGGTCGATCTCGAAGCGCACCTTGCCGCAGCCGTGAATGGCGGCGATAGCCATTTCCAAGCTGTTCTGGTGATCCATCGTTTCTTCGGAATAGAAGAACGGGGCACCAGAGTTGGGGTGCTTTGCCAGACCGTGCGCCAAGGCTTGACCACCCAACAGGATGGCACGATCAACGGCGTAGGTCGTGCCGAAGCCGGATGGAACCACGCAAGAGCTTTCGGTTTCGCTGGTGTGCGAAGCGCAATACTTGATGGTGTCGCCAGCGTAGAAGCGGATGGGCTTTGGCATCTGCACCACCAAAATGCCGTTCCACAGTGCGCTGTTTTGACCAGCGAACAGGGGGTGCATCTTGGCGCGTTGGGCGCGGGCCATTGCGTTGGCTTGGTACGTGCGGAACGTGCTGTCCTGGCTGAAGGCGGCGAACTGAGCAGGCGACACCAGCAGCACACGCAGGGGCGAGTCAGTGGCGGCTTCGTCGTTCTCGAAGATTACGGGAGCGGGAGGCATTGCCATGCTTTCCAGCATCGTGCGGATGTTATCCACCACATCGCGGTTGAACACGTCCGATGTTGCCACCTTTGTTTCGCCGCTGGTCACGCCCATTTCCTCAATGCCGGAGCCAGTGGAAATGAAGTGGCGGTTTTTGGTGGGTGCTTTGACGGCATTCACGGCCATAGCATCAAACTCTGCATCGGCAGTGGTCGGCATCACCCATGAAATGTTGCTGTGAAAACCACGGGCACCGGCCAGGTGAACGAGGTAGCTCTCATCCATGTAGCGATCCATCAGGCTTTGCAGTTGGGGGCGGCCCAGCTTGCGCAGATCGTGAGGGGTACGCATCGAACTCATGGCGCTGCCCAGGTCAATCGCAAAACGCGCCTGGTTGACACGGATGCGGTTGTTGGTCAGGGTCATGCCGGTGCCACGGCCCTCAATCTTCTTGTCACCCATGAATGGGCGGGCAACCACAGGATTGATGAAATCGAACTCGACCTCATCTCCTTTGCCTTTGGAAAAATCCTGGCAACGGACGATGGGGTACGACGCAGACGACTGCATGCGGACGTTCTTTTCCACGTCACCGATTTGGGGCATCTTGCCAGCGAGGCTGTTCATGACAGACTTGCGGTTGATGTTGGCGCTGAACAGGCCAGCGGCCTGCAACTTGACTGCTACGGCATCACCGTATGCGATGTTGGTTTTTTGTCCCATGTGGAACTCCTTCTGGTTGGGATAGGCAATGCCTCACGGCATGGCATTACGAGAGCTTGTCCACCAGCTCCCAGATTTGGTCGGGCGACAGGTTTGCAAACTTGTCGATCTGGTTGTTGATGGACATACTGGCCAAAGCCTCCGCGCTGTTTGTCACGGGTGGCATGCCGCCGGGTATGTCCGACAGGCTGCTTGGCGTGCGTGTTTGCGCGTTGGCAATGGCCTCTTTTGCTGCCTGGGCAGCGGTTTTGGCTGGTGTCGCAGGCTGAGACTTGAGGGTTT